ATTATTTAGCATGTCCAACAATTGCGACAAGTGCAGATAATGCAACAGTATTTACATTTATTCAAACTCAAAGAACTGCTAACAGTATGTTTGTAAAAGCGGTTTTAAATGGTCAAGTAGCAGATTTTGAAGGAGTTATAAATTTCATAAATGTATCAGCAACTTTAGATTCTGTTACTTATAGTGGCTATGAGTTTTGCGTTGATGTAGCTTGTAAGTTAGCTATTACCGCTTTAGATAGTTCAATAACAAATGATACTATAAGCGGATTAACAGTAGTTGACAATGTAGGTGCAGATTTAGATGCGCTTGTTGATGCAGGGAATCTATTCTTATTTTATGATTACGATCTTGACGAAATAGTATTTTCTAGAGGTGTAAACAGTAAAACTACACTAGCTACAGGCGAAAAGGCAGAACTTAAAAAGATAAGAATTATTGACACTTTTGATATGGTGAGGGACGATTTACGAACAGCTTGGAAAACAGGCTACCAAGGAAAGATTGATAATTCTTTGGCAAATAAGAGATTATTAGTTTCAGCTTATAATCTTTATTTGAGAACTTTAGTACAACAAGGTGTTTTAAGTGATTCTAATACAAGCTATGTTGAATTAGATGTTGCTGCTACAAGGGCCTATGCACAAAGTTTAAACATTGATACTTCAACTATGACAGATACACAAGTTTTAAATATTGATACTGGAACAAATGTATTTATAACAGGGAAACTTTATCCACTTGATTGTATGGAAGATTTAGCCCTAGTTTTAAATTATAACTAAAGGGGGTATATGTAATGAGTTTTGATGCAAGCCAAATTGCAAGAGGAAAGTTTTATTCGCTATGGGTAGCAGGGACACAATATGCAGAAGTAAAAGCTGCAAGTGCTGAATCTGCTTTAACAACAGAAGATGTTCCTATTGCCGGTGAACTAGGGGATGAAATAGTGGTTACTGGTGGTAAAGGTACAGGAAAGCTTACATTTCATAAAATTATGAATAGCGATTTATTAAAAACAATAAATTCACAAATAGGAAGCGGCTTACCGTTTGTTTTTGATTTAATTTCAGAATTAAATGATCCAAATATAGATGGCGCAGAAAGAGTTTGTATTGATGATTGCCAAATAACTAAATTTAATGTTATTGATGTTGACATAAGTAAATTATTAGAACAGACTTATGAGTTTTCTTATAACATTTCTAAAGTAACATTTGAATAATGAGGAGGATTAATTATGCCAATTACAGCAGAACAATTATTAAAAAATAAAGAAATATTAGAAGAAAAAACAGGGGAAAAAACTTTAAAAGTAAAGATTAAATCTTTGGAGGGAAAGTTTGAAGATCCAATAATAGAAATTAAATCTATTGACATGAAAAGATTTTTTGAATTAAGAGAACAAGGCAAAAATCTATACGAAGTTAATAAAATGGTTTGTTATGAGTGTATAACAGAGCCTAATTTAAAAGATAAAGATTTGTGGGCCACTTTCGGAGTTAAATCAAATCCATATGCACTTGTAGAAAAATTCCTTTCTCCAAGTGAGATTAATTCTGTTTCAGATAAAATCGGTGAGATCTCTGGTATTGAAACAGACAAAACTAAGGTGTTAATCGAAGAAGTAAAAAACGAATAGACCAAGATTTAGATTTGAGAATGATTGCTTACTATTTAGATAGAGGTCATTCTCTCGAATATCTTATGAATCTTGGGTATTACGAAAAAATTATATTTAAAGCTTCCATGTTTAAAAATAAAGTTGAAGATATGGACGAAAAAATAGCATTAAATCCATTTCTAAAGAAAAAGTGAGGCGATAAGATTGCAAAGTGATGATATATTTGGAGGTCAGCTCTCCATTACCGATGCTTTTAGCACGACATTCTCTAAATTTACATCAAGTGTAACAGGAGCTACAAGTAGCTTTAATAGCTTCATTAAAGAGGTAGGAGTTGCTGAAAAAGCAAATAGATTATCTATGAATAATATGCAAAAAGATGTTCAAAGATATGCAGATTTTTATGTGAAAGAGTGGGGATATACCTTGCCCCAAGCATTAAGGAAGGCCAAAAGTGAAGTTGAAAAAGTATCACCGACTACTGGTAATGCTTGGGCTGATGTTTTTGGAAAGATTAAACAAGTAGGAATTGATAGTTTTGACAGTATTAATAATAGAGTTGAAGCTTTTAGTAATTCTACTCTTGGAACTATTGCAAAGTTAACAGCTGGTTTTGCAAGTTTTGAAGGTATAAAAAAAGGTGTAACGACCGGGTTTGAAACTGGAGAAGAATATCAGAACCTAAGATTAGTTTTAGACAATCTTTATGGAAACAGTCAAACTGGTGGAGAAAAATTTAAAATGAGTACTGATTTTGCTTCAAATAGTATATGGCAAGAAAAAGACGTTGTAAGATCATTAGCGATGCTGAAAGGTTCTGGATTAGATGATAGCAAAAATTCACTGACAGAAATGTCCGATTTAGGTTCATATGCAAAGGCAATGGGTGTTGGTGACATAAACACATCCACTCGAGCTTACTCCGAAATGATGATGGGTCGCTGGAATATGATGGCTATGGATTTAAATATAAACAGGGGAGAAGTAGAAAATTTTGCAAAACAAAATAACATGAAATCATTTGATAATAAAAATGGTAAAATAACAGATAAAAATGCATTAGAAACAGCATTTAAAGCCTATATGGACGAACGAGGATTTACTGGTTTGACCGATAAAATGAAAAATACTTTTACTGGTAGAATGAGTACCTTAAAGGACAATATAAATAAATCTTTAGCTGATCTAATTGGAGTTGGAAATGATGGGGCAGTTAAAAGCGGTTCTATATTTAGTAAATTTTGTGATGGAATGACTACATTTACTACTAAAATACAACAATTTTCTAATTCAGATAAATTTGAAAAGTTTTCCAATGAATTAACCAAGTTCGGTGATGCACTATTTAATGGATTTAGTTATTTATTAGACCATCCAGATATCATAACTGATGTTTTAGAGTTTGGTGTTGCTATATGGAGTTTAGGGAAAATAAGTTCTATTATATCTGCTGTTACAACCATCGCTGGAATATTTGGTGAAGGTGGTATTTTTGCGTCATTAGCACCTATATTGTTGCCTATTGCTCCGATTATTTTAGGAATTGCAGGAGGATTTTTTGCACTAAAAGCAATTTTAGGTGACGATTTTATAAGCGAATCAATACAAGGTTGGGGAATGTTTTTTGATTGGTTTGGCGGTAAAGTCGAGGATTTCCTTAAATGGATTGGTATTGATATTGGAGATAGTAAACCAAGTACAACTTCAAACGATAATTATAAATGGTATGGTGGCAAAGATGGTAAAACATTAATGAATGGGCAAACTCAACAATATCCAACTATTCCAAATGCTTTAGCAAGCGGACAAGTTACCCAAAATGAAACAAATAATAATAGCTCAGCAGCTAACAAAACTGAAATAAATATGAATATTGCTAAAGTTGAAAAGACAGCAGATGTTGATGAAATTATGGATCAGGTAACCCAAAGAATGGATAAATATTCTCAAACTAGAAACAAGTTAAATTAAGGAGGTGGCATATGAGTAATGATAAAAGAAAAGTATGGATTTATAGCACAAAAGAACAACTAGAAATGATTTTACCTATTACGCCTTTAATCACATTTAAAGAAAGTATGGCAACCACCTCACAAGATTTGTTTGGGTATGGAGAAATAGGGACTGGCGCAACTCCTAAACTAGATACATGGACATGTGAAAGTTTTTTTCCACATCAAGATAACAGCTATTCTTTTGATGTTTCTAGTGTAAAGTATAATGCTACTTATTATGTTGAGGTTTTTAGTAGATGGATGAAGGAACAACAAATATTACAGTTTCAGTATTATTCAGCTAATGAAAAAATTAATGATTACTATTGCAAGATAATAGGATTTAGTCATGGTGAAAAAAATGGTAATAAGAACATTTACTATATAATGGATTTTCAAGAGCATAAAACCATGAGTGCAACAGGACAATACATTGTTGTCAATAATGATGCTATAATCGCTAGTTATGGAAGTGATACGTATTTTGTAGCCGAAGGGGATACACTTATCACTATCGCAGCAAAAATATTCGGGGATAGTACAAAGTGGGCTTATTTAATGAATTTAAATCAATTACAAAACCCTATTGATCTAACCGTTGGACAGGCTTTGAAGATTTAAGGGGGGCGTAATAATTGAATAATGTTAAATTGAAATTATTAAAATACAATTCTATAACTGAATATTATTTAGAAGATTATTGCACACAAATTAAATTATCAAACAATATAAATCAAATTGCATCGGAATTATCTTTTACAATACCTTATGCAACTTTTTCAGATAATTTATTACCTATAAAAATTGAAATGGGTGACCACATAACACTTGTTTATACTCATATCGAAATTGATACAACAATTTTTTTCGGTATAGTTACAGATACAAAACTAAAGGGGAAGGCTCAAACATTGGAAGTTACATGTTATGACTATACTTGGTGGGTTTGTAAATGTAATATTACTAATAATTTTAACAATATAAGTGTTGGTGATGCATTGAAATACATTTATACAACGATGGGAGCGGTATACGAAGACCCATCAATAGAATTAGAAGATAATGCTAATATAATGATTGGTACACATCTTGTAAAAGATAAACCAGCTAGTAAGGTTATTTATGCAATTTATAATTATATAACTAAAACAAAAAAGAATGTTTATTATTATATGCACGCAACCAATGATGGTGCTACCATTTCAGTCACCGAATGTGATAAATACTTTAGTGGGCTAACAATTAAACCTGCATCAACCGATTTAAACGGTGAAATTGAAGGAAATTTAATCGATTATCAAGTAGACAATAGTATGCAAAATATGGTCACAGAAGTAGATTTTTTTAAAACTACAGGTGAACAATATACCAATATAGGAACAGATGGTATACTCCAAATTCAGACAGGCCGTTACGGTTCAATTATAGAAAATGTTGAAGTCGATGATAATGATACAACTGGTCAACTTGCTTTGGCAGAAGGTCAAAAAATTCTTAATGAAAAAGGAAAGCCGCAAACTGATATAACTGTTACTTGTTTTGGTGATTTGGCTTATAAGGTAGGCTATGGTGTTGTTGCTGAAATACCAAATACAGACTATTACGATATATGTATGTATATAATCGGAAGTGAATGGACTTGGAATAAAGATGGTTCATTTATAAGCAAATTAGAATTATCTCAAAGTAAATATACTAATAATACTGATTGGCTAGACATTGAAACGAAGACAGAAGCATTAAATGATGTATATTCAGGTTCGAATGGAAATTCAGATAGTGCATCTAGTGATTTAGTTAATGAAATAATTGCAGAATTAAAGAAATATTTAGAACTTGCCTATGTTTATGGTGGTAAATCTCCAGCAGATGGCGGTATGGATTGTAGTGGTTATATTGCATACGTGTACAACCAGTTTTCAAGTCAACTAGAGATTACTTCAAATGATGGTGAATTAACAAGTTGCACCTACTATATGATGAATGAAGGAAAAGACGTTACAAGCGATTTCCCGAATAATTTAAGACCATGTGACCTTATTTTCCCTGCACAAGAGCAAGGAGGTCATGTTGTGGCCTATATTGGAAATGGTCAAATAATCGAAGAACCTTCAAGTGGTGAGGTTTGCAGAGTAGTAACAATGAGCGATGATAGCCGTTTTAACAGTGCTTATAAAGTAATAAGAGTTATTCCAGATAGTGCTTGGAGTTCTTCAAGTTCAAATTCAAATAGCAGTACCGGCACAAATAGTGGTTTAGCATCGAGCCAACTTATTGAATTTATAAAAGGATATGAAAAGTTTGTATCTCCGGCAGCCGATGATGGATACGGAACTATTACTATTGGATATGGTGAAACTTTACAATCTAGAGTAGAACAAGGAACTTGCACAGAGGATGAAGCTACAGAATGGTTACAAGATGATGTAAATACCGTTGCAGCCCAAATAAAAAGTGCTTTAGATCAAGCTAATGTATCATTGCCACAGAATCAGTTTGATTGCTTAGTTGATATAGGTTTTAACAATAATATTAATGATTTAATAGGTGGTCTAACATGGGAATCTATTATTAACGGTGAAGATAAGAATACCATTACAGGTCATATTTTGAATTGGAATCATGCCAACGGACAAGTTTCCCCAGGTTTAACTAAAAGATGTGCCGCAAGAGTAATGATGTTCTTTGATGGATCATATGATAGTGACCATTAGAATAACGAGGTGATTTGATGAAATGGGAAGAAAAATTATTCGGTCATATAGAAAATACGGCAGATGATTATATAGACATAAAAGATTTTCTAATAGGTAAAGTCATTTCGCCTGATCCACTTGAAATTGATGCAGGGGGATTACCGCTTTATGAAAATAATTTACACATTAATCCTAGTGTATTAGAAAATACAAGAGGATTTTCACAATTAACTGGAACCATTGGAGATAGTTCGCAAACTATAACTAATGGTTCAATTACTTTTACAAGTGAAATAAATGAAGGTGATTACGTTGTATTACGAGTTTTAAATGATACAACGTATTTTTTATTATGCAAAATAACGGGGGTGTAATTTATGGG